TTCTTTCCCTGCTGATACAGCTAATCAGTAAGGAGGAATAGAGAGTGGCAAAAGTGATAAGTGGGTTTAAGTGTCGTCATACCGGTAAGATATATCACGTCGGTGATGAATATGATGGTGAGCATTTGAAAGAAATGCAGGAAAAGGGATACGTTGAAGAAACAGAATACACATCAAAGCCCATAGAAACCAAATTCACAAAGCCTAAAAAACATAAGGGGTGATGCCAATATGGCATACTATGAAACAGTCGTCCTGGAAATAGTAAAGGCCAGACTCAACCGTCTGGCCTTTGATACATCATTGGATGATTATCTAAAGAAACGCATTAAAGCTGCAGATGAAGAGCTCTCCAGAATCGGCATAAAACTAAAAGCTGGCAATGTAGATGATGAAATGTTACTTGCTGATTATGTCGTTTGGCGGTACCAAAACAGGGATCAAAATACCGGTATGCCTGAATGGTTGAAATTGGCCCGGCGTGAGAGATGGCTGAAGGAGCGTGTTGTTGATGATATTGGATAAGGGTATATGCTCTATATATGACAAAGTCAATGTGGCTGAAAAGGGAAACATGCCAAAATACAAGTTAAAACTAAAATATCAATCTTGGTATGGTGAATTAAACTTTGAGACAAATCCTGCGAATGCGGCTATGCAGGAAATCATTGAAATATCAGCCCGTATCCGGATACTTCAAAACCGACAGATAACCAACCATAATGTCGCTATTTTACCTGATGGAAATCAGTATGAAATTACCCGGGCATATCATGGCGTTGATGAAGAAAGCGGGGAGTTGATAACAGATCTCACACTCAAAAAGGCGGTGGCATCTTATGAAATTATTGAGACTTGGTGATTTACTAAAAACTATCGGTCCACCAGTGTTTCATTATAGCCCTGGAGATGAAGATGAGAGAGAAAATCTTGACCAATACATTGTTTGGGCAGAGGACGGCGAGGGAGGTTCTATCCATGCTGATGACAGTAAAACAGAGCAGTCAATACAAGGTACAATCGACTATTTTACAAGAGATGAATTTGATCCTATCTTTAATCTGATCCAAGAAAAGCTCAATTCTGCTGATGATATAGCTTGGCGTTTAAACTCAATTCAGTATGAAGAAGATACAGGGTATATACATTATGAGTGGGTTTGGGAGATGGTCTAATGGCGAAGATGACAATACAGGGTATTGATGAGTATACTGAAAAATTGTCGAGATTGGGCTCAGCTATGACAGACATTGCAAAGAAAGCAGTGCGGGCAGGAGCAAATCCGGTTGCGGATGAGATTAGGAAAGGACTTGAAGAAAACATAAAAGATCCTGCATATGTAGGTACTGGCGATGGTGATAAATTTGGAGTTAAGCCCAATTACGGCAAATCAACAGGTGATTTGTTAGATAGTCTTGGAATATCTCCAGTTAGTACAGACAAGAATGGCGTGATAAACTGCAAGATAGGCTTTGCTGGGTATGACCGAAAAGGTGTACCGAATGCATTGAAAGCTCGAGCAATGGAGTCAGGTACATCAAAATTACGGAAAAGACCATTTGTGCGACCAGCTGTAAACAGAGCGAAAAAAAGAGCTCTTGAAGAAATGGGGAAAGTGATAGATGCGGAAATTAAAATTTATGCATTATAAGGAGGTAATCGTATGGCAAAGATAGGTTTAAGATATCCGGTTTATAAGTCAGCGAACAGTAAAGGTGTTATTGGTAAGGCTATACAAGCTGACATTAGTATAAGCACAAATGATGTTAAGCTATACGCTGACGATGTAGTGGTAGAAAGCGATAAAAGCTTCAAAAGCGGTACAATAACACTTGGAATAGATGACTTATCTGATGAAATACAAACAGAATTTCTTGGCCATAAAAAGGATGAGCAGACTGGCGAAATAATTGCTAATGGAAATGATGAAAATCCTTATGTAGGTATAGGATTTTATGGTATTAAAAAAGTGAACAATGTAATTAAGTATCGGGCTATATGGCTTCCAAAAGTGCAGTTTGCTGAACCGGCTGATACTAATAAATCAAAAGGCGAAACTGTGGAGTTTAATACTCCAACATTAGAAGGGACGATAATGATGGACGATGATGGGAACTGGAAATATGAGCAAACTTTTAGTACAGAAGATGAAGCAAAAGCATATCTTGAAAACAAAGCTGGTATAACAACTACACCATAGAGGACGAGAAATGCCCTCTATTTTTTTAGGAGGTAATTATGCTTAACATAATTAAACGAATAAAATGTGGAGATGTTGAATATCCATTGGCTTTCACTTTAAATGTTATGGAAAGCATACAGGACAAATACGGTAGTATGGATGCTTGGGGTAAGGCTATGAAACCTGAAGATGGTAAAGAGCCAAAAATTAAAGATATAAAGTGGACATTTCAGCAATGTATCAATGAGGGAATCGACATGGAAAATGAAGAGAAAGGTGAAAAAAGGCCTTTTGTAACAGAAAAACAAGTTGGCAGAATTATCTCAAGTATCGGAGTAACCAATATTGGTGAACTGATACGGCAATTAACCATAGAATCTACCAAAACAGAATCTGACCCAAACCCATAGACCCCACTGAATGCGAAGAGCCTGTAAAAATAGATTTTGCATGGCTTTTATTTATTGGTAAAAAGATGGGGTTCAGTGAGCATGAGGTGGGGCATATGACGTTTCGCAAATGGAGTTTGCTGTATAAAGCATATAAACAAGATTTTGATATCGAGCTAATGTTAAAGCTACAAGGCAAACGGTATGCTGATTTAAAGCCCATAACCATAGATGATGTAATACCGATATAGGGGAGGTGACATCATGGCTTATGATATTGGTCCCAGGATAGGGATAGAGGGCGAAGCTGAATTCCGAAAAGCAATACAAGATATAAATACAAGCTTGAAAACCCTTGGGACGGAAATGCAGGTTGTAACCTCTCAATTTGACAAAAATGATAAAAGCACAGAGGCGTTAACAGCAAAGAATGAAGTGCTTACTAAACAGATAGAAAAGCAAAAAGAAAAACTGGAACAATTGAAAAAAGGCTTGGAATCTGCAAAAGAGAAATATGGCGAAAACGACAAAGTAACACAAGGGTGGCAACAAGCAGTCAACAAGGCTACCGCAGAGCTTAATAACATGGAAAGAGAGCTGGATAGCAACAAAAAGGCTTTGGATGAAATGGGCAAAAAAACTGATGAAACTGGAGGTAGATTTGAAAAGCTTACAGGCATAGTTAAGGGAGTTGTAGCGTCGATAGGCGCCATTGCAGCAGCAGCTGGAGCTGCTGCTGTCAAGCTTGGGAAAGATGTTGTTGAAAGTTTTGCAGATTATGAGCAGTTAGTCGGTGGGGTTGAAACCTTGTTTAAGGATTCATCCCAGAAGCTACAGGATTATGCAAATAATGCATATAAAACAGCAGGCCTATCCGCTAACAATTATATGGAAACCGTCACTTCTTTTTCTGCAAGCCTTATTTCTTCACTTGGTGGAGATACAGAAAAAGCAGTCAAATATGCTGATATGGCTATTACAGATATGGCGGATAATGCTAATAAAATGGGTACGGACATACAGGCTATACAGAATGCTTATCAGGGCTTTGCCAAGCAAAATTACACGATGCTTGACAATCTCAAGCTTGGCTACGGTGGTACGAAAAGTGAAATGGAGAGGCTGCTTGCAGACGCAGAAAAAATATCAGGAATCAAGTATGACATATCAAGTTTTGCTGATATAGTTGAGGCTATTCATGTTGTCCAGACAGAAATGGGAATAACAGGAGCAACAGCACGAGAAGCAGAGGGAACTATTACTGGATCTGTAAATGCAATGAAATCAGCCTGGGAAAATTGGATAGTTGGTCTTGGGGATGCTAATGCTGATGTGACGAAATTGACACAGAATCTTGCAGATGCTTTTCAAATTATGGTCAAAAATATTGTACCTGTTTTAGAGAATATTGTTGCTGCATTGCCAACAGCGATAGATGCGATTTTAACAGCAATTGTTGACTCCTTACCTATGATACTTGATACTGTGACGAAACTGTTTAATCAAGTATTGGAGACTCTTTTAACTCTTTTCCCAGAACTTAATCCGGCAGTGGTTGAAGCGGTAATGACAATTGTGGGTGCATTAATTGATAATTTGCCACTGCTAATAGAGGGGGCATTACAACTTGTAAAGACACTTGCAGATGGAATTATAAAAGCACTACCTGAGCTGATACCAGCAGCGGTTGATGCTATTTTAACAATAGTGGATGCTCTCATAGAAAACTTGGGATATATAATTGGCGCGGCACTGGATATCATCATAGCTCTTACAGACGGGCTTATAAAAGCACTTCCAAAATTAGTACAAAAGGCACCAGAAATAGTAACAACAATTGTGGATGTCATAATAGATAATCTGCCACTAATTTTGGATGCGGCATTACAAATTATTCTTGCATTAACTGGAGCACTTATTGATAATATTCCAACGCTTGTCGCTGCGGTACCTGACATAGTTAAAGCAATATTTAAAGGGTTAAAGGATGGTATAGTCACAATATTGGAGTTTGTTCCTGAATTGTTTAAATCTATGAAAAATAAGCTTAATCAAGTAGACTGGGGCGAATTTGGGAAAAGTATCATAAATGGTATGGTATCAGGTATCAAAAATGCCGTTTCGGGTTTGGTTGATTCTGTAGTAAGCGCTGCAAAGTCGGCATTAAATGCAGCTAAAAAGGTTTTAGGTATACATTCGCCATCTACTGTATTTAGAGATGAAATAGGAAAAAATCTTGCTCTTGGTTTGGGCGAAGGCTTTGTTAATGAAATGAAATTTGTTGCTAAAGATATGGAAAGAAGTATACCAACAAACTTTGACATAAATGGCTTTGATAAGAATGGGAATAAGAAGAGTAATGGCCTGTTGGGCGGTTTGCAAGTGATTTTACAAATAGGAGAGTTTAATAACTATACTCATGATGATCTGGAAACATTGTCTAATGAGCTGGCATTTATAACAAAGAGAAAGTTAGAAGGTGGTGGAGGGCTTGCTATGGGTACAATTTAAGAACAAAAACAGCAATGATTACGACTTAATAATTACGAACATTGGCAGAAGGCAAAGAGCAGAAGAACAAATAGACGAATATGAAATACCCTATCGTAACGGCAACTTAACTATCCATAGTAACCGTTTCAAGCCATATTTAAGGCCAATGGAATTTGCCTTAAAAAACAAAGACGACGTACCGTTAATAAATGCTTGGCTGGTAGGACGAGGAAAGCTCCGTACAAGCGTTGATAAAGGCGGTTATTTTTTTGCAAGCGTAATGAGTGGCATCGGTATAGAAAAATTATCTCGCTTATTTGATGCATTTAGTGTTACTTTTAAAGTAGATCCCTTTTTTTATTTGGATGAGGGTGATGATACAATTAAGATTACTGCTCCAACGACAATATACAATCCTGGGACAATATATGCAGAACCTTACATTAAGATCATCGGCAACGGGAATGTAGACCTTATTATCAACTCAAAAGTTTATGAATTCACTGGCATAAATGGTTATATCGAGGTTAATTCTGAGCTTAAAACAGTGTATAAAGACACCGTCAATCAGGGAGATAAAATGACTGGCGATTTTCCTGTTTTGAATGTCGGTGAGAATATTATCTCTTGGTCCGGTAATGTAACAAGCATTGAAATTATACCGAAGTGGAGGGAGTTATAGTGATCAGATTATTTGGACGGAACGAAACAAATTTCAATCACAACAAAAATGTACTCTCTCCACTTTCCTGTTTTGTCATTGAAGAAGCAAATGGGATGTTTGAACTAGAAATAGAAGTTCCCAAAATGACCATTATCGGGAATGGTGATATTATAAAGGCACCAACACCAAGAGGAGAACAGTTATTTCGAGTTTACCGGGGTATAAGAACGTTAAGAGGGAAGAAATATTATGCAAGACACATATTCTATGATCTTTCTAAAAATTTTTTAATAAATCTATCTTTGAACGATGTTACTTGCAGTACAGCATTGATAAGTGTTCTGACAGGAACTGAATATACGCATAATTTCACAGGAAGTTCGGATATCCTTGATAAAAATAGTATATCTTTTACCAGGGTAAACCCTGTACAGGCCATATTGGGGGAGAATGGGCTTATCAATACTTGGGGTGGGAACCTAGTCAGGGATAACTTCAACATAAAGGTATTAACAAAAGGATTTGATAGAGGTTATGAGGTAAGGTTAGGGAAAAACCTCATAGGTATAGAGGATGATTCAGACGAATCTAGTGTTAAGACGAGATTATATCCGGTTGTAGAACTTGGTGATAGTGTATTAACTCTTCCTGAGAAGTATGTTGACAGCCCACTTATTAACAATTATGGCAGCCCAATTATTGCTGAAGAAAAGATTAATCTAACGGATGAACAAAAGGAATTATCTACTGAAGAAATATACAAGATAATGAGAGATCATTGCAAAGAGCTGTTTGATAAATATAACGTGGATAAGCCTGTCGTAAATTATAAGATTAATTTTGTAGAGCTTTCTAAAACTGAACAATATAAAGACCTTGCCATACTTGAGCAACTTGACTTGTATGACATAGTAACTTGCAACATACCTGAACTTGATATTAATGTCAAAGCAAAAGTTATCAAATATAAATATGACTGTCTGAAAGAAAGATACGAATCAATAGAACTGGGCAACTTTAAGTCTGTGGCAAATTATCAAACTGACAATATAGTGAAGCAAATTCAGGAGCGCATAAAAGCTACACAAAGCGCTGTTGACTATGCGACAAATGTGATTACTGGGAATAAAGGTGGCTATGTGGTAATAAGGCGATATCCTGACGGAAAACCTTATGAAATACTTATCATGGATACAGAGGATATCAATACTGCAGTCAATGTCCTCAGAATAAACAATAGTGGCCTCGGATTTAGTAAAAATGGCTATAATGGCCCGTTTGAGACTGCTATGACTATAGACGGTCATATAGTTGCGGATTTCATTGATATCGGAACCCTGACAGCAGCATTGATTAAGACAGGTATATTAAAGAGTGCCGATGGTAGCAGTTGGATTAATATTGATGATGGCAGCTTTAATTTTAAGGATGCACTCAAGTGGATTGATGGTACATTGCAAATATCATCTCCGAATATAGATGCAATAAATGATAAGGCTGAAAATGCAATAAATACAGCTGAGAATGCAGTCAATAAAGCTGACAATGCTCAAAATACTGCTCAAAATGCTTTAAATACTGCTCAAAATGCTTTACAACCTGGCATCCTATATAATCAAACGAAGATATCTACTGCAGAGGGTATTGAAGTACTTGATGTTAACAATCTAAGATGCCTACAAATAGGTGCTATTGATACGGATGATGACGGAGTAAAGGATAATTATGGATTCAAGGCACAACATAGTGATGGCAGTTACACACTTATGACTAAAGATGGCTTAAAGCGGAAAATAGGCAGCACAAACACAAATTATCATTATCTTACTTATGTTGGGTCAGGTATGTATGCTTTTATAAATACGGGAATAGAAAGCATAACATTATCAATAGCATTGCCATCTGAGTTCAGAGGTAAAAATTTTAAAGTCAATGTGTCTTTAAAATCATATAGGCTTTGGGATAGTCTAGCAAAAACAATATATGTTGCTTTAGCTGGCACTGATCAAACTAATGGAACATTTGATGTTTATATTGAAAAAAGAAATGTAGCAATAACTGGTGGAGAAGTTTATACAGTTATTATTGAATATCAGTATATTGTTATTGCATAGGAGTGATCATTATGGCTACAATAGCGGAGCATGAAAACAGCATGACAGTATTTTTTCGAAAAGCAAATGGTGAAATTAAATGTATTATGACTGGAATTAATGATATGTCGGCTTTCGGAGATGAAAAAGCCGATTTTTCGCTTATATGGGATTATGTTGTATTACCGAAAGATGATTTTGTCATTCAAAGTCCTTTTAACTTCAAAATAAATCTTAAAACAAAAACACTGGAGCTTAAAGTAAACAGTCTGAATTATCCTGTGGTGGAAAGGAGTTGAGGGCATGGATTATAAAGTTTATAAGCTAACAGTAGACCTAAAACAAGGTAATTATTACTCGATACAGCCAAAGCAGGGCGAAACTGGAGTTAAATTGATAATAACATTAGTGGCGGACTCGGTTGGTTACAATGTGGCCGGTACGATTGTCAATGCTATTTTCCGGAAACCAGACGACACAGTAAGTTATTTGCCTTGCACAATTGAGGACGGTGCAAAAGGCATAGTATCTGTTGCTCTTACCAACCAGGTCTTGGCCCTGCCTGGCCGGGTTAATTGCGAACTGCAGGTAACGGGAGACAAAGGCCTTGTAAAATCATGGACATTCTGCTTATTGGTCCAAGAGACTGTTGGTACTGCTGAAATTGAAAGCTCAAATGAATTTGTTGCTTTAGAGGCAGCGTTGGAAACAGTAAATCAGTACGATAACAGAATTGCTAATTTGGAAGCAAAAGATATAGAGATTGAGAAAAAGATTAGTGAAGCCCAATATTCTGCTCCTCAGGAAGTCACAGCCAGCGTTATTACATTACCCGATTCTGTCGCAGAAGGGCAATTTAGCGACATCGTGATGAAAGGCAGAAGCCTTAAACAAGAGTTAAATTACAATCGTGATACATGGTCAGAGTGGATTGGCATAACTGGCACAACAGTACAAAATGGTCTATTGGTTATTGAAAATAACGCATCATGGTTATATCCAAGGTTAACGGCAAAATTTAAACCAAATACAAAATATGGAATATTATTATATGTAAAAACAAATACAAGAGTTGCAAGTACTGATGTTTTCACTGGAGCATCCGATTACCCATTTGCACAAGCAGACAGGATTAGTCTTACACAAGGTCAAACTGGATTCTTTAAGAAAGTAGCAACTACTCAAGGAAATATTATAAACAATCAATATTACTCAGGCTTTGCACCAGATACAGGTAAAATAGAATTTGGTGATATTCGTATATTTGAACTTCCTGTCGGCTCCGAAATTGAATCAGACTTCAACACTATGGCAGCCGACCAATTGGCAGTAAAATATCCATACATCAAAGGCGGTGGCGTGGTTTCTACAGAAAGCGTCAGGATACGTAGTTGTGGAGAAAATTTATTTGACTTTAAGCAAAATTATATTAGCTTAATATCGGGAACTGTAAGAACTATATTAGATAATGGGATAAAAGTTGGGAATTCTGTTGCAGCTACTTATAGATATGTAAAATATAGAATTAAGTTGCCACCATTAACAACGATGTATCTTTCAAGGACTATCCAAGTTATATCTGGCTCTGATGCAAATGTTGGTAGGATATTAGTGTATGATTCCAATGGTACAGTCATAAGAACGATTTTAAAGACAGATGCTGGAGGTTCATTTACAACAGACAGCACAGGTATTGTTGAAATCTCTTTTTATTCGGCATATAGTACATCAGAAGTTGCGGAAGTAAATTTCACAAATATTATGTTAAATGAGGGCAATTCAGCACTACCGTATGAATCTTATAAAAGCGGTGGCGAAGCCTACATAGATGGTGAACTCCGTTCTGTTGGTGGCGTGTTCGATGAAGTTAACGTCATTACAGGTGTTAAAACGCAGAGGGTTAGCGATGAAATAGTTTTAGATGGCTCTAAAAATTGGACGGCAGTTACTGATTTAGGAACTGTGTATAGAGCAGCAATAAATCCTCATAATTTATCCAATATTGCTTTAAATAGTAGCAATATGGCTACTAGTACACGATTAATACTTAATAATCAAGAATGGCGAATGGAAATTAATTATACAGGGGATACAGAACATTATTATGTAAGTCATTTGGCTATTAATTTATTTATTGCTAAATCAAAAATAGATGCTATGACAGGCGCTACTGCATTGGATAAATGGAAGGCATATTTAAATCAATACCCGGCGACACTAACTTATCAATTGGCGACACCAGTAGTGCATGAAGGAAAGGCACAACCACTTACGGCATTTTCAAATGGACATATAATTATTGAGCCAGTTGTAAAAGAAGTAAGCGTTTATAATGCCGGAATCACAATTAAACACACTAATTTGCCAATAAAGAGCCTAGAATCAGTGTATAAAATCAATCCTGATAATAGCAAAACTCCAATTGACATTTCTACATGCACAGTAGCATCGGACGGGAAAAGCTTTACCAGCATGGCTTTAGCTAATGACGACATTGTAGAGTACACTTATTTGTACGACAACAGTTTAACCACTTTGCCGACAGTAAGATACTCTTATCCATTAAATGTAGCTGCCTCTTTGGCCGAGAATACGAAAGCAGTAACAGCTGTAAGTAAATCACTTACTGATTTTATGTCATATCAGAACGCAGTCAATCTTCAATTTGATTTACGGTTGACTGCTCTTGAACCATAATGGAGGTGTTTATATGTTCAATCGATTCGAGAGTTACAAGAAAGCAATTGTGGACAAGAGTATTGATTTTAACACTCTATCATTAATGATTGATTTCCATGTTCAGAAAGGGACACTCACACCGGAGCAGGGGGAAGATCTATTTGCGATGATGTATCCTCCGGCCGAGGAGTCAGAAGAAATATAAGGGTTCGGGAAACCGGGCCCTTTTAATATGCAAAACAAGAAAGGAGTATATCATAATGGAACATGTAAACACTGTTAAATTAACATTAATTTCCGCTCTCGGGATTGCAGGCGGTTTTATATCGACACTGCTCGGAGGGTGGGATACTGCTTTGCAGACACTAGTTATTTTTATGACTGTAGACTACATCACGGGGCTGATAGTGGCAGGGGTGTTTAAGAAGTCAAAAAAGACAGAGTCCGGGGGCCTTGATAGTAAAGCAGGATGGAAAGGGCTGGGGAAAAAAGGTGTAATACTGCTGGTAGTGCTAGTTGCAACTAGATTAGATATACTGACAGGTTCGGGATTCTTCCGAGATGCAGCAGTTATAGCATATTGTGCTAACGAATTGCTGTCCATCGTTGAAAATGTAGGCCTAATGGGAGTATATATTCCTGAACCAATAAAAAAGGGCATAGATGCTCTTAATACCCTCAAGCAGAGTAAGGAGGGTAAGTAAAATTATGCAAATATTAACCACCGAAGAACTTATAAACTACTGCAAATCCTACCCGTGGACCCGTAAAATAACTCAGCTTCATGTTCATCATACCTGGAAACCCAGCCATAGGGACTTCAACGGCAATAACGGTCTACGGCTCCAGGAGGCCATGCGGAACTATCATGTGAATACAAATGGTTGGAGTGACATAGGTCAGCACCTGACTCTATTGCCTGACGGCAAGTGGGTTACCGGGAGAGATTTCAACAGAGATCCTGCCAGTATAAGCGGTTGGAATTCAGGCGCTTTTGCGATTGAAATGTTGGGTAATTTCGATGCAGGAAATGATCTATTCGAGGGTAAACAGGCAGAAGCAATGTATAAGTTTTGTGCCTGGTTTGTACAATTTAGAAACCTGAGTATAGACAGTCAAGTGAAATTTCACAGAGATCATCCAAGTGCCGGTAAGACTTGCCCTGGATCAGGAATTAATAGGGATCTGTTTATGAAACGTCTCAAGGATGAGATAAAACCGCCACATTGGGCGCAAAAGTATTATGATTATCTGATAAGCAAAGGCATTGTAATC